GTGGTGTTAAGCCTTGTGCATCCATTAAGCCAGGATTATAGCTGCCTTCAACACCTATCTTATATCCTTTTTCGGCTGCGCCAATAGGAATAGTGGCCCCTCCGCTAACAGCTCCTGTTGTTGGATTGTATGTTGCATTAATATTGGTTCCGTAAATATTTCTATACCCTGCTTTAATGGGAATATCGGTTACATATTTAGGCTCTGGGCCTCCTGTAATGGGTCCACCAAAGCCAGGGGGCATTATTCCTCCTCCACGAGGAGGCATGTTTCCTACTTGTAATCCTTCTTGTTTTAACTGTTCAGGAGAAAGAGTTCCTTCTAAAGCTTCTAATGGAATACCGTCCATATTTCCTACTGCCTGTCCAGGTATCGGTGCCTGTGCAAGCGTAACTGGCCTAAATGAATTTAAACGGCGTTGATATGGATTCATTTTTATTTTAAAGTTTCTATCATTTTAAATCATTTATTTATTCATATACTTGCCGGCAAGCTTGTCAAGTTTTTTAGCTTGGCTAGCATGCATCTTGGCGCTACCTTTTAACTGCTTAGAAATTTTTTGTAAGTCTTTCTTAGCTTGTTTCATGATTTTTTCTCCTTAGCTTTTTTGGCTGCAGTGGCAGCTTTCTTACCTTTTTCATATTGATCTTTGGTCTGCCAATCCTCTTTACCCCATTTCTTTAACGACTTTTGCTTCTTTCCTTCTCCACCTTTATATCCACCACCTTTCTTTTTATACTCAGCCGCAACCATCTGTGCTTTACGAGCTGACCACTGACCAGGCTTGCCACCTTTACTACCAGCAGTGATGCGCTTTTTAATCGATTCGCGCAGACCAGGTTTTGTATATTTAGAATCGTCTTGTGCCATTAGCTTACATATTTATTTTGAAAACCCATGGGCAAGCCTTGCGCTTGTTGTAAAGGAATAGGAATAAAAGGTGTTTCTTCTTCTTTTCTCTCTTCCCCTCGGTAAGGAAGGTAAGGACCAAATCGGTATGGAGACTGGCCACCTGGAATTTCAAAGCTAGGTGTAGCAGTTATATAAGGAAGAGTTTGTATATTGCCGGGAGCACCAGGGATGTTTAATCCTCCGCTATAGCGAGGGGCACGGTAAAAAGGATTCTCTGTAAAATCATAAATTACTGGTGGACGACTTTCTCCATAACGCGGTCCAGGATCTGGCAATCTTCCTGCCCCCAGATTAGGAATATTTGAATAAGTAATTGTAGGTTGATGAACACTACCTCCGTGCTTCACTCCAATTACTTGACCGTTATGAAAAATACGATCATCAAACTCATCTACGAAGCTATTCATCATAATCCCCTGGTAGATACATTACTAAAACCAGCACCTTTACTTCCTGGCCCTAAAAATGCGGCTGGTGCAACATTTCTAGAAGGACGAGGAGAACTAATGTTACCTTCTGAGGTATACAAAAACTCCTCATCAAATTTTGTCTTTCCCTTGGGAGGGATTTGACTCATATATTTATAAGCTAACTCCATGGCCTGAAAACTTTTTAATTATTCTAGCTGTTCGTAACCTGTCTCACTGTTAACGCGTTGAACAATAATACCGTCTCCTTTTACATCCCAGGTAAGAAGCATACCTGTTTCCCAACCCAAAGTCTCAATAACTTCTTCAGGCAGGGTCAAAAAAAGATCCCCGTCCTCATGTTCCTCTAATTCTATGAAGTAACTCATTTGGCTAGTATCTTTTCCATTAGTTTATCAAGCTTATTATTGATTGAATAAAATTCCTCATTCATTTTTTCCATCTCTCGGATGTAGTCTTGTTTAAGAACATACTCTAAAGGCATTCGATCAATGCGATCCTCTAGTGCTCGCATCCGTCCGAAAATTTTACTTGTGAACCAACCAGCTCCTGAGATGGCTGCAATACCCAAAGCAACAATTTGTTCCATTAGTAATCAAGCTGTAGTTTACCTTTACGTGTTAAACCGGTGACAAGCCAAACCAAAGCATCAACACAGTCGTCGTGACTACTAACTCCAAAATTGGTTAGTTCTTCAAACATTGTCGTAAAGTTCCTGTACCGGTTAAATACTATTTTACGATCCTCAAACATTCCCATGATGCCCCTAAATCGTGCTAATTTATCTGCACGAAATCCTTTTACTGGATGCCAAATCAAATTATATAATCCTTCACCATTTAAACAGATTCGCTTAAAGTCAGCCTCTAAGGAAGCTTGATATTGTACTGCTTCTGACCAAATATCACATGTTGAATAAGTAGGAAAATAAAGACCGTCTTCTTGTTTACCAATAACAGACCAATCATTTAAAAGTTCTTTTAAGGCATCTAATTTTTCTAGATTACCCATAACACGTAACCTTCTGTAATCAATAATATGAATTTTGTCTCCAATCCGACCACCCAATATCATGACTGTGTAATCATTTTTTTCTTTCGTTCCAGCAGAAAGATCAACCCCAATGCCTAACGTATCAAACTCTGTTGCAATTTCTGCTTTAACCAGCAACTCAGGTGCTAAGGAAAGTTCATTCTGTCTAACGATTTGATTCATGTACTGAAAAGAAAAGGCAACGGGTGCTTGTCTTTTTTTCTCTTTCAGGTAGTCTAGGGACCACATCTCAGGCCAATATGATTCTTCCTCGCCGGTTACATCGTTATTCAAAATTGCAGAAAGAACAAGTTGCATCCAATTATTTTGCTGACAGAACGTGGTCGAATGAATGTCATCATGACGGAAGCGTGTACCAAGACAAATTGCACGACCTCCCTCAAACATCGTCGGAGCAATCACGGCGTTCCAGTTATCCTGCATCATTTTGCGAATGTCTGGGTTGCCAATATCTGAAGCAGATTTTATGGGGTCATCAATTATCACAAGTTGAGAACGCTTTGAAGTAACTGAACCTTTTAGTCCAGCGGCGCATAAAGTAAATTGTTCTTCGCCTGTTGTATCAATGCCAGCAAACTTATGGTCGATAGACCAGTATTCATTACTGGTGACATTTTTAAGTAACTTAACCGTAGGGAAAACTTCTTGATATTTTTTTGATTCAATGATTCGTTTAATTGTTGCTGACTTAGAACGTGCAATATCAACCGTATAACTAAGGTAAAGGATCTGTAAGGGCTTTTTAGCTTGAGTATGGATACCAATGGCCCAAGCAGTAAATAGACCTAGTACAGTCGATTTTGCAGATCCCCGTGGTCCCAATAAATCAATATTAGGACCTGCAATTTTTATTAAACAAGAACTATCGTTATTTGTTACTAATTGACGATGCCATTCTTGATGATGTTTAGCCGGTGGTTTATCAGCGACGTATTCACAAAAGTAACCGAAGTCATCTCTTGCCTTTTCAAATAACTCTTCTTTGTCAGTCTTGCGTACCTTATGCTTTTTGGCTGCAGCCTGAGCGTTCCGTCGATAAGCAAGATGACGATGAGAGGGCACTATTTTAATAACTACTACCTAAATAGTAGCTTACTTTTTAGCTTCTTCTTTTTTGTCTTTAAACTTTTTAGCAGCCTTAGCTGATTTCAAACCCTTTTCAGCAGACTTTTCTGCTTCCTTTCCTTCCTTAGATTCATTCTTCTTTTTAAAGTGCTCCAGTAACTCAGGAGGCATTTTCTTTTTAGACATTGTCTTCTTCTTGTTCTTCTGTAGGTGGTTGTTCGTTTAACAAATTTTGAAACGGTTGTGGACCAGGACCTTCTGTATTTTCAGGAGAATTGTTCATAAGATCCTGAAAAGCTTCTTCATTTGCTTGTTTGGGCGGTTCAGATGGAAGAGTAGGGCTGTACTTACGATTAGAAGCAATCTTGTTAAGCATACTCTCAACAGATTGTTTCGTAAATGGCGCAGCGTTTTCTTCCATGATATTAATCCTCAAACTGCATTCTAGCCCACACACTCATTGAAGCTTCTTGTAATGGTCCCTCAATGGGATCATCTTTGAAAATAGAAGCTAATTCACGTAATGCACGATCAGCTCCTGCCATCAATAATCCTTTACGATCACGTGAAGAAATAAATGAATCGACTTGTGAAATAGTGCCACGGAGTTCCTTTTGCATCGCAGCAATACGAGCTACACCTACATCTCTTTTAACTGCATAGTTTTCAATATCCATTCTCAACTTTCTAATATCTTCTTGCATCTCTTCAATTTCATTGAGCAAAACTTTAAGATGATCTGGTTTTGAAAAATGCTCTTTCAACCAGAGATCAACAGCAACAATACTGCTGTTATATCCTAAAAACTTTGCATACAAATAAACCTGGATAGCAGAAAAAGTTTCTTCTGCAAAGCTACAGAAAGATTCTTTTGTTGCGCTATCTAAATTATCAACCCAATGCTGAAAGACCTGGATGTCAATATCAGAATCGGTAAGCTTTTTGTGCTTGATTGTAATCTCTTGCTTCGTCTTTCTCTGCGAAGCGTTGCGTTTGTTCATTGGTCGCCCGTTTTTCTGCGGCACCTTTACCTATTGTTGATCGCTCTTGCTCGCCAGCATCTTCCATTTTCTTTTTACTAAATTCATAGGCTACTCCAGCGGCTTGACGATACTTATCAAGATCAAACCAATCGTCTTCTGAATAAGTATCTTCGACTGCCATTGGAATAGCCTAAAAAATTTAGATCAGAAATTGGACATCATGGAAGCAAGACCCTGTGAATAGATATCACGACGGCCTTCAACAGACTCTTGACGCTTTTGACGCTTTTTAGAACCTTCTAATTTATCGAGCAGCTGCTGGAAAGTTTCCAGATCTACCGCTGCATCTTCATCGTAAGAACCACCAGCACTTGATGTCATGTCTAATTTAAGTGACTATAAAAATTATAATACAGATCAATGCAACTAAGCCCAGAAACCAGACATCATAGAACCAAAAATTTGCCCTTCTTTTTGTCGCTGAGCAACATCACGGGCGGCATCTCCCCTGATACGTTCTCCTTCCAGGCTATATTCACCACGTAATTTATCACTTTCTAAACCAAATTCACCTTGGATTTTTGCTACATCTGATGCTCCAGCGTTTACAATTGCTTGTAAATCAAGACTATATTCACCTTGAATGCTTGCTACATTTTCGGCTTTTAAACGATCTTGATCAAATCCATACATCCGCCATTCTTGCTCTCTTCCTGAAGTAAGATCAGCAATTTGTAAATTTGTATCTGCAGCATACATCTGCGCGCCTGAGTACGCCTGAGCAACTGCTAGATTAGCTTTAAAAAATCTTGATTAGCCGTATCAATACGAGCCATTTCTTCATAAGCACCTAAATCAATATCAGTGCCGCTATAACCACTAGTGCCACCTGCTGATGCATTATCTGCTGGATCTACACTAATACCTCCTCCAGTTGATCCTCCAAAGTTTTTCTCTTTTCCTACTGCGGTAAAAGCCTTATCACCAATTTGTACTCCTGCTGCTGCCTTCTTTTCTTTATCTTGTTGCTTTTGTATTTTCTCTAAATAATTTTCAGCCTTTTGTTGACTTCCACCAGAATCACCAAAGTCTCTAATTTCCGAACCGGTGATTTTTTTATCACCTCCGTACTTATCTAAAAATTCTTGAAAACCGCTAGCCATTTAAATTACCTCAAGTGTTGTAAATATCGTGAATTTTTTGGCTTCTATAACTTCTAGCATCATCTAGTCTATCAAACATTTTATTTGTTCTATCTGTACCACCGAATAAAAATACTCCACTATCAGTTCCAACCAGTTCGCCATACTTCATTCCAGCCAGTAATTCTGCTGATGATGGCACTCTGTTTCTCATACCTTCAGGAGTCTGAGCAAAGTAAGAAGAGATCGCTTGTTGTGCTTGGTTTGAGCTACCAGTATTTCCAGTTAGTTTTGCAAATTTATAAGCATCTTTAGTTTGTTTTCTTGTTGGTGTCGCCCCACGGAACATTGATTGTCCGATAACACTTGCTAACTCACGGCCTTCTTTTCTACGTACTGGTTTAGTTGCAAAGTAATCACTAAGACCATCTGTACCAGCTAAATTAAATTGATCTTCTAATT